CGCTACATCAAGGAGGTCGAGAGGGGAGTGAAACCGCCTGCAGGGGCGAGGGACTTCACTTTCAAGTACACGCCGACTGGGGAGATGAAAACAATATTTGGAGTAGAGATACCTCCGGAGAAACTTCTGCACATCGCCTATGGCGGCGGGCCTTACGGGAGATCTCCTTTCGCATCGGCAATCAACGACGAGAAGGTGGTCCGGGAGCAAAAGAGGGCGGCCGCAGTCATGGCAAGGTTCAAAGCCGTGCCCAAGAAATTCGTGTCGCTTCTCAACAGCGACGGAACGTCGATAAGCTCTATTGAGAGGGACGAAACTCTCAGGTCTATATCCAACCTCGAGGACTTCGAGAACCCGATCGTGAACAAGAAAGTCGAGGCAGTCGATATGAGCTACGGGGGGCGGGAAATCAACATGGTCCCGATGATGGAGAAACTCGAGAAGAACGTCACGAACCCGGCGATTCCAAGCTTCTACTCCGACGCTGACGCTACGAACTACGCGGTGTCCGGAGATCAGAAAGAAATACTTTTCCTGAGAGTCGGCGACAGGAGGGAGGAAATAGGGGACGTGATAAACCCTCTGCTACGTCAGATTGCGGAAGCTCACGGCCTGGACAAAAACGTTAAACTTAAATGCGGAAAGGTTTCTCTCGGTACCGAGTCGGACGAGCGAAAGGAAATCGTCGAAGTCTATAACGCAGGAATCATCACTCTCAACGAAGCCAGGCAGCAGCTTGGTCTCGAGGAAATTCCGGATGGCGACGAAGTGAAGCCGCAGGGAGGCTTTGGGGGGATGGGGATCCCGGAGGAATAATGATTCGTGAGACCGTGGAGGCTCTCAGGCGAAGGGCCGCAGAGATCAGCCTTAAGGACATCAACAGGAGAAAATACTTCGGCGTCAAGGTGAACATTCAGCAATACGTCGACTTAATAGTGGAGCACTACTCGGGGGAGGCCATAGACGACATCATAAACGACTATTATCCGCAGAGACAGAGCATCACGATGCGCAACTTCAAAGAAAAGATAGGCGACCCTTTCGGAGACGAGTTCAAGGCGGCGCTCATCCTTAAAATTATGGAGATCCTCGAGGACAGCTACGAGAAGGGGGGGCGGAGGATTCTCGACAGGCAGGGGAACGTAATCATGCTCGACAAGGTGGTAAACAAGGCGGCGCTCGCGTCCATCCAGGCGAACCAGCTCAAATATCTGGCCGGGTTATCCCGGGACGTTCTGGCCAAAATCCACAAAGACCTCGTAACCGGTTTTCGGCTCGGAAAAAGCATAGACGAAATAAGAAAGGATATCCAGGCCTCAGTGAAGCACATGACAAAAGCCCGGGCAAACCGGATCGCCAGGAGCGAAGTCATAAGGGCCTCGGCTGCGGGGACCAAACAGGCAATGACCGAGATGGGGGTAAAATACTACATTTGGATTACGGCGCAGGACCGGGACGTCTGCCCAATATGCAAGAAGATTGCCCGGAGGCGTTACGTGGTCGGGGACGCTTACTCGCCGATGCCGGTAAAAGACTCACACCCTAATTGTAGATGTGCAATAGTATCTGCCGATTAAAAGCTTTATATACTTTTCTTTTCATATATGCACATGACCGACAACAAATTCATAAGAGGGGGGCTGGTGATGGGCCTGCTTTTGGGATTAATTCTCATGAGCGGATGCACGAGCGAAGAACCAACCACCTACACTATTGGTGACAGGGTAGAGGTGGGAGAACTCGCCTACACGATAAACAGCTATGAGATCAAGGAGGATATAAAATTCTACCACTATGGCCTGTGCTACAATACTCTTACACCGAGGGGGTGTTTGTCATCGTGAACCTGACGGTGGAAAATCTCGGCGACGAATCGAGGGACTTCTCGAGCGAATACGTCCAGCTGATGGACAGCCAGAAAAGGAGCTTTAAACAAAACCCAAATACACGAACCGTACCTGGCCGATTAAGCACAGACCAGCTTCAACCTGGTATGCCAAAAACCGGAGTGATGGTCTTCGACGTCCGGGCGGGGGAGAGATACACGATAAAGGTAAGATACCATCCTGGACCCGGTGTGTGGCTGTACGAGGAAATAACACTCGATTAAGTTTTGTTTTTAATTTTTGGTATATATAGTTTTTAAAAGAGGCTATTGTATGAGCAATTATCTTCTGGTCGCCAAAGCGCTCAAGACCGCTTGCGGACCCATCAGCTCGCAGGAGATTTTTTCAGAGGCCAAGAAACACAACCGGAGTCTATCCATCGAATGCGTTTATAAGCTGCTCGGAAAGATGACGAAAAAGGGCAAGGTCGAGAAGTTCGAGCAGGGCAAGGAATGTTTTTACACCTGGAAGTCCGCGAAACCTATCAGTATATCCGACGATAAGAAATCTAATGAGACCAGTTTGGATAACAGCGGAGAGCTTCAGCATCAAGGAATCGACGGACAAGGGATTCATAATAAGCGGGATGGCGTTGCCGTTCGGAAAGGAAAGCCGAAACGGGGTAATCTACAACCGGGACCGAAGCGTTGAGATATCGGGTTCACTTGTTGGAAAGCCGTTTCTTTTCAATCACAACGAAAACCACGTACTCGGACACGTCACGGCGGCACCGGTAAAGGAAGACGGGATATACTACGAAGTCGATATCGACCCCAGCGAAGACCGGTTTATTAACAAATGTCGCAGGAAAGACATAACCACGGTTTCGATACAGGGAATTATCGACAAGGTAATAAACGAGAACGAAATTCTGCTCAGCGAATTCATCGAGCTTTCGGCGGCGCCGCTTCCGGGATTCAAGGACACGACAATCACAACGATGGAGAAATTCATCGCTGACGCAAAAAAGGAATCCGGGGGGGAGGGACAAACGCCTATCAGTATCTCTGCTGCTAAACGTAATAGTATGAGCGACGAACAAGAGGGTAAGACACCCACAAAGGAGGAACCTGAAAAGGAACCTACAAAAGACCCTGTCGAGGACAAGGGCGCGGCAGAAACCGCGAAGGTTCTCGGACAGGTGGCAGAGACTTTGAAGAACATCGGGACAAGGCTCGAGGCAATCGAGACCTTCATCTCCGAGATGAAGAAAGGCGGCGAAGAAAAAGGTAAACTTGAGGAATCTCTCGCTAAGGGCGGGGCACCGGGAGCGGTCACGGAAACCGTGAATGATGCCGAAGTCCTGAGAGAAGCAATAATGAAACCATGATGGCGGCTGTCGAGAAAGTTAATCCTTCCATGGTCGGGAGGAAACAGGAAACAGTTCACCAGATTGGCCAGTTGCTGATGGAGAGAGTCCGCGAGGGCGCACCGGTTGCGGAGAGGTATTCAGGATTCAAGGAAGCCATACTCAAGAAATTGAGTAAGGAAGCCCTGACTCTTGGAAACAACACCGCTCTGACCACAACCGCAGTTGCGTCTTTCGTAGAGAAACCTCTGCGCCCGGACCTGATTGCCATGGGAGTGATACGAACCACCACTTTGGATATGAAGGGTCATACGGCCTTGAAGATTCCAAAAAGCACCGACGTTGAGGCTTCTGCAGTCACCAACTCTGCGGTAACCGCAGACGACAATGACTACAGCAGCACGACCATCACCCCGGCTTTGTACGGTTTGAGGACAACCCTGAACTACGAGGTGCTTCAACAGGCGAACATCGACGTGATTGCGGACAAGTTCGGAGATATGGGATACGCTCTCGCAAAGAAAGCGGACGACCTTATCATGACCGAAATAGAGCTCGCAAGCCACAAGAACGATTCGACCTACGACGCCTCTGGGACCAACAACAACTATGTCTTCAGCGGTTCGGCCACGGACATAGACTACGCGGATCTTATTTCGTGCTGGTCGAAGGCCAAAGCCAACAACGCAAAACCGGACTTCCTGATCTTGAACCCAACGAACGCCGGAATCTTCTATAACGACACACAGATAAAGGCCATGATTAAGGCGAGCTACGACGGAAAGAACATCTTCCCGATCGAGACTTTCCTTAACATGAGGATAATCGTCACAAGCCAATGCCCGGATTATCGAACCTTTATGGTGGACTCCACAAAGTTGGGGTACTTCGTTGAAGGTGGACCTGTTGCGGTGTTCGACGGAAGAATCGACAACACCATAGCTACCGAGCTTCTTGCGGTCAAGTACATGGGCGTGGGTATCATAAACCCCAAGGCCGTGACTTCGATTGCTGATCACCAGGCGGACCCGGGTACGGGCACCTACTGAGCGCTTTTATTTTTTATCGTCTTTTAAATAGTTCCTGAGTTAAGAATCTTATGGCCGAGGACGCGGTGATTCTGAGGGTAAAGGCGAAAATGCAGTTGCGCCTCGGAAAGCAGCCGGACGGGAGAATTCTTTCATTCGAGCCAGGGGATATCAAGGAGGTCCGGGTGACTCCGGTTATTCAGAACATCATAAACGCCAGGGGGCTTGAGGTTGTGGAGGGCGACGACGGGGACGAGAAGCTCGACGACATCGCAAAGTATTTCGCGATAAAAGGGATAGGTCCTCAGCTCTCAAGGGCCATGTTCGAGAAGTTCGGGCCATACGAAGACTTCAAAGAGAAAATCACCCTGCAGGAGCTTATCGACTTCCCGGGTATTGGGGAGCGGATCGGAAAACAGATTCTCGAGGAGATCAGGCTTTCGTCTGTTTAATAGTAGGACATGAATAATTATGGCCACGGGGACTGTGATTACCGAAAGCGCGCTTATAAAGACGGGGAGCGGGAAGGTTACGGGTTTTGCCATCCAGTTTTACGGAGTTACGGCCGGGGACAAGGTCGAGCTCATAGACAGCCTCACGGCGACAGGGACCGCAAGACTGACGCTCGTTTGTCCTGTTGCGGCGGACCATATAGAGTTCCCGATAGGCGACGACGTCCATTTCACGACAGGAATCTACGCAAAGGTCACAAAGACCGGAGGGACCTTAAGCGCAAATATTCTTTTCCGGTAATGCCTATTAAATATCGGGAGGACATTAATTATGGCAGCCACAGCGAATTTGGTAATTTGTACAAGCACGAACGCCGCTACGGAAACTTCCGATTCTGCCGATGCGGATAACTTGAACTTGATGAGCACTGACGCCGTGGACACGGATGGCGAGCAGTACAAATCTTACCCGATAACCAAAGGGGAATCCACAGTTTACTCGATGGAGCGCTGGTGGAGAATAGCCTTCCAGGGCACTTTCAACAACATCACCGACTGCAAATTCTACAAGTCTGCGGGTACTCTGTCAGACGCTGGACTTGACGTTCTCGCGGGAGCCACGGACACCGGAGCGACACCGGTAAGCACGGTTTCGAGCGTGGCCACGAACACACTCACGGATTGGGACTCGGTGGGGGAGGCAATAAGCATACAGCCGTCCGGAGGCATAGACGCGGCGGGGGAGAAAACGAATTACGGGGTCTTGCAGCTTAAATGCCTTAACACCACAACGACACCGGGCGACACCGGGGAATTGACAATTACCGTCGCATACAACGAGTCTTAAACGCTTTATTTAAATACTTGGTATATTATGGATTCTCATATCGAATGGTTCGCCAAAGTCGACGGACAAAGAACGGACTCGACGGACCTCACGACTTTTAACCAGCTTATAAACGTTGCTCTCAAAGCAGGCCTGGCGGTCGAATACGTCGGAGCGAAGTACTACACCCTCGACGGTTACGAGAAAATATGGGTCGGGCTCGAGAAAGGCGATATATTTTTCAACGGCCAGAAAATCGCGCTTTTCCTGCCAAAGGACTTCAACTTGTGCGGCGGCAAGAAGATCCCCCTGTGCTTCAAATGCATGGAGAAAGACTTTACCCTTGACGCAAAGGGAAACGTTCTCGCGGTAAGCGACCCTCGATGTGGAGGATACGGAATCGGTTGGAGCGTGGAATGGAGGGGGGAGGTCATCGCGCGGTGGCTGAAAATATTCGAGCCAAAGATTCTTCTTCAGACAACCGACCCAATAATAAGCCCGCTCAGGAAAGAACCGGAAAAACCCGGAACGACTCAGGAGGGGGAGCAACCGCAGGAGTGAATTTTGATGTATATTAAGTATTGAAACCGGGATTTATTTATGGTGCTTAAGGGAATCCGGAGAGTCTATCTTTCGACCACGCAGAAGTACCTCTTGGCGATCGGGGGCGTGGCTTCGATTCCGGCTATTGGCTTCATCATTTACCTGCAGGCCATCGGGGCCCTAACCGTCGTCGATTACGACTGGACCCGGACACCGTGCGGAGCGGATAACGTCGCATGCTACTTGACCCTGACCGCCACATTTCACGAGGACTCTTTCATTTACCCGAACCAGTCCTGGTATATTTCTACCGATAAAAAGGTCAATGTTATGAAGATGTACCGGACCTGGGGGGACGGACTCCGGGAGATTCCGCTTAACGAAACCTGCAAAGGTACTTGGTGCGGCGGCAAGAGCGGAGTGACCGACAACAAATTTGCCTACGCTTTCAGGGCTGGGAAAACCTACACGCTCGTCTACGAGGTCGTCAAAGAAAACCCTCACGAGGACGTGAAGTGGAGCTTCGGAAACCTCGGCGACAAATTCTACATCGACCCGACGTGGTATGGGATGCCATATACCTACAATATTGCCAACGAAACCTCGTTCATAAATGAATCCGGAGGGAGCGCAGGTGAAGACCTTTGCCAGTACCCAATAGCTGCGGTGGCAACAGAGGAAGCGGCTGACCGACAGGACGAATGGGCTACCGGAGCGCCTGACTGCGCTGACCAATGCACGAACTGGGAGCAAGATTGCGCTTGGGGAAAAACCTCTTGGGCGAACAACGCAAACCTTACGCTTACCTACAATCAGTCTGTCTACGCAACAAACATCACCGTCTATTACGACGAGTACGAAACAGCGCACGGATTATATCTTAACAATTCCGGCTCTTGGACTCAGGTGCATAGCGGACTCGATAGTTCTTGTCCCTTTGTCAAGACCTTCACGAAAACAACGTACCTAACTAATGGGGTTATCTTCGAGACACTCGATAACGACTGGTGCATGGTCGATTCGGTTATGCTTTGCGGTGAGACTCAGGGAACCGCTCCGGCAAAATACGACATCCTCGACTACGACAATAAAAGTTACGGAAACCCTTTTATCTGGTTCCAGTCGGACGACACCCAATACGGGTACATGGTAAGCTCGTCGATAAACACCACAACCACAATCCTCAACGCCGGCATAGGGTACACTCAGTCGATAATCCCCGGAAACACGTCAGGGACATACTACTACGCCGATTCCACCCTTGACGCTTTCGTGGACGCCCACTATCAGGACTCGAATTGGGAGATTGCCATTCACGGGCTTACGCACGACACGGACGAAATGATGAACCTTTCCTACGCAGAGCTTGACGCAAAGCTCGATGCCGCAGAGTCGGTTTTCCAAACAGGACTTGGAGCTACCTATGACTTCAAATCCTTTGTCGCTCCGGGATGCACCTTCAATATGTCCACTACCTCTTTGCAGGCTTACGCAGACCACAACCTAACCACACTTGGGGGGTGCAATTATGTCTGGACTGATTACTACAACGAATGGAAGGAGGAGGCGGTGGAAGACGTTATTTGGGTTCCAGAGAACACAGCCATGCTTTTTGACCCGGACACTGGTGAACTCAGGAACCTCTCGGACATTCAGGCAGACTGCATGGCGAGCATTGAGGAGAAAGGATTCTGCACCCTTTACTTCCACGTTCAGGACTTCCAAGACCCCGTGAACGCAACGAGATACGCAAGGCTTCTGGAAGTGATAGACTGGGTGAACAACAACCAGACGCTTAAGGACATGAACGTAATAACCGATAAAACGGCGAAGGACTACACCTACGCAATGCAGAACTCGAACCTTATCGTGTACGACTACGACGATTATTACAACCTCACGAACACCACAGCCGAAATCTTGGTGGAGGGGGACACAAGCACACTCACGGACTTCCAGATTTTCAATGCCACGAACCTCACGAAGCAGAACTACACAATTCCGTATCTGAAATTCTATGGAATAAGCGGGGTGAATTTGTCGTTTAGAGTGGGGCAGCCGCTTACCGAAACCGACAACGTTGGATATTATTTCAGCGCAATAAACGCAAGTATATATGGACATGAAGAAACAGGTGTTTTTTCAGTCTCACTAAACTCGCCTGCAAACCAAACGCAAACAAGCGACAACACAACCGACTTCAACTTCACAGTAATCGGAAGCGAGAGTACCTACTCTTGCGAACTATTCGCAAACTCGACAAGTTATGGAACTAATTCAAGCGTATCGAACAACACCGAAACCACAATAACCTCATCAGCAATACCCGATGGGGATTATACATGGTGGATAAACTGCACAGGAGGGGGGGTTACAAACAAGAGCGAGGAGAGGGAGATAACCATAAGCACGGGAAGTCCAGATACCAAATTTGAGGTATGGAACGGAACCGGATGGGAGGCCTACGCAACCTCAAACCACCCAATGTTTGGATGCGGAAAAACCCAGTCAATTCCACCCGGAGCGGCCTGTAATGATACGGACGTTGCGCCAGACACCCAGACAGGAACCCAAGCCATATACCGGCTCACCAACAACGGCACGGCAGAGGGGGTGGGAAAACTCAAGATAAACACAACAGTCACCGGAGAGACTTTTTTCTGCGACAACGACAACACCACAGCGGGAGCAACTACAATCACCACGTCGCTTCAAGACTTGTGCGGGACGATTCCAAACAGCTCCTATTGTGACCTTTGGTGCTGGACGAATTTCACTAATTTTAATACGCCTGCCGAGTACTGGTTAATCTCGGCAGAAATATCATAATGCCCATCTCCTACATTCACCGGAGCAAACCAGTCTCGAGCATAGGCCGGATTCAGATAGCTCAGGAAAAGAACAAAGGATCCGTGGGGAGAATTTCAGTTCCACAAACTCAGACAAAAAATTCTGTCGGAAGGGTTCAAATTGCCCAAGAGAAATCCAAGACGTCAATCGGGCGCGTAATCATAGCTCAGACGAAATCAAAATCCTCCATAGCGGCCATACTCTTGGCAGAAACAAAAGAGTGCTCGAGCAATGCGAGGATTCTTTTAGGTCGCACGAAGAATAAGGGCTCGAATGCCAATATCGTTATTCTTACGACCAAATCAAAGAATTCGGTTGCAAGGCTGCTATTTCAGCAGACAAAGGAGAAAACCAGCGTCGGGGCCGTGCTCATGAGTTTCACAAAGGAAAAATCTTCGTCGGGGCGGGTGGCTATTCTAAGGACTAAATCGGAAACGTCGGTGGCTCGCCTGATTATCGCCCAGGATAAAACCAAGGACTCCGTCGCAAGACTTCTCATAGCACAGGAAACGACCAAAAACTCCATAGCCCGACTTATAATAGCACAGGAAAAAACGATGCAGTCGGTCGCCAGGGTGGCCATGGCCGCATCGAAGGAATACGCCTCGAACTCGAGGATTCTCATTCAGAGGACAAAAACAAAAACATCTCAGTCGTCGGTGGCTCTTTCGTGCGAGGTTTCCAAAAACTCCGTGGCAAGAGTTATACTTGCGCAGGCCAAGACAATTTCATGCGGGGCGTATATTCAGATATGGCCTTCGGCAGCGGTCTTGGATTTGACATCGGAGATATCGAGGGAGATAAGCGAAAACGTCGAAATAAGCTCTGAGGACTCGGACGTGGTTGAAATAGAACGCACTATATCAGAGACGGTGTGACATCGGTTTAATAGAGGGGCTGTTTTAATTATGGTGTCAATGTTCCTTGCGGAAAAAAAGCGCCTTCACTTCACAATTCAGGAGGGGGGGGTGGATGTCGACGTTTCAACGGCCACAATCACTTTCACACTCGCAAGAAGGATAGGGGAGAGCGCACTTATCACAAAAACAGCGACATTCAAGACGGACGGAACCGACGGCGAGATTTACGTGGACCTTGTATCTTCGGACACGGAAGACTTGAGCCCGGGAAATTACTGGTACGAACTCGAGGTCGAATTCCCAGGCTCCACGCCATATATCGCCCAGGAGGACTATTTCACCCTGAAACACAGGGTCAAAGCAATATGACATCTCTTACAACGGTAAAGGAATTCCGGGAAACCCTTCAGATATCCTCTGCGGTTTTGAGGGATGAGGTCATTCAGGAGGAGCTCGAGCGCGCCAACAGGATTATGATATCAAAGGTCGGGAAATACCAGATAGACAACTTCGTCGTGAGCTCCACGGACAGCGACACGCTTAAACTCAAATTCAACGACGTCATAAGCGTCGACGCGATTTACCGCAATCTTTCGCTACTCGATTCCACGTCCTACGAACTCAACCAGGAAACCGGGGACGTCGATTTTACGGGCATCACATTCGCGGTCGGGGACAGGATTAAGGTCTACTACGTCCCGAGGATTCAGCAGGACCTCGAAAGGCTTTATGCCGAATATTTCCTGCTTATCCACCGAAACATCGAACAGGACGCGAAAGTGAGGACGGCCAAAATCGACAGTATCAAGGAGCTCATCATATCCACGATAAACGCCATAAACGGGAGGATGGACATCGTCGGGACTTTGGACCACAGAATAGACATCAATAAAACTTATCATTAATTATGGTACTCAAAGAGCCGACTTATGAGGAACGGGGCATACTTGACACGGGCGTCAAGTGGAGCATGAGGATGGCCATAAAAATGGCTTATAAGTACTTCGGAAAAATAATCGAGTCTAAGAAGAAAGGCTACAATAACCGGATAATCCAGGTTTGTTTCGACAAGGCAAACGAGGCCATCACCAGGGAATACAGCGGAAACGAAACGGCGCTTCTCGACCTTCGGCGTACGATTGAAATCGCCTGCGCCGTTGCGGACGAACCCGAGGAACCTAAACCCGGTAAACTTTTGCAGTGGGCAATCGACCAGGAACTAAACTGCTGGCACCGAGGCGCAAAGCACCTCATCTGGAAGCGGGCGGACTTCGGCAGCTGGAACCGGCCAATTTGCGAGAAGATATGGGAAATGGCTCACGAAACCATGATAGAAGTCGCGGGCTCGGAGGAGGTCTACAACAAGGACCGCCTGATCTCGTTTGCACGCCAGGGCCTTGACTCGGCCATGATTATCGCCGATGCGGACGACCCATATTTCACGGCTTTTAAGTGGGCGATGGTTCTGATAAGGGACGAACCCGAGTTCAGGGAGCTCAAGAAAATAGAGAGCCACCCAAACCGGATCTTCCAGGGGGGAGTGAATCTTGCAGTAAAGGTCCGGGACTCGGGTATTCTCGACAAGCTCCAGATGGACTGGAACACGGACATAAGCCCGATGGGGCGGGAGAGGCTCGTGGACGACAATATCGTAATCGACCAGGCGAAGCGCGAGAAGCAAAAGAAGACAAGGAAATACGCACCGCTGTAATTATGGGGGATTTTCACGACGAGCTCGAGGAGGCGGTTTTGAAGAAATTGCGTGAGATGGGCGTCGCTCTCCAGGAGGATATCCAAAAGCACTGTCCGGTAAAGACCGGGAGGCTTCGGTCAAGCTGGACGACAAAGAAGATGAAGGATCGGGTCAGGGTCGGGACCAACGTCAAGTATGCGATCCACGTCGAATACGTCCATTCGTTGCCTCCGGTAAAAATGTGGCCGGCCAAGGAAAAGAGGGGTGGGACCGGGCCAGACACGCTTCCTTTTATCAGGCCTGCACTCGACCGGCTGCCGGAGAAACTCAAAGCCATCGCGAACAAGCCGCTCAACTGATTAATAGGGGAGGACACTTATTATGGGGAACGTATCTGCCGTGGTGAACGACATCATAACCGTGCTTAAGGCCAACGTCACGGACCCGGTGCCCGAGAGGAGAGAGCAGGGACAAGACTGGATCTTCACGGACACGCCAAAAATCTCAAACTATTATCCGGTTATCTACGTTAATTTCGTTTCGGGCAGCCTGTCAGGTCTTTGCATCGGGACCACGCATCAGAGGCAGAGGGCGCGCATTCAGGTGACGGTCATCGCCCAGGGAAACCAGACCTTCAGCATAAGCGGCACGGACTACAACCCAGACGAGCTGGCCGAGTACCTGGCGAACGAAGTCATAAAGGCCATCACAGGAAACCAGAGCTCATTTTCGAGCCACGCCTGGAACGTGATGCCCGACAATCAGGTGGCAACGGCAGAAGGAGGATTCAACTACAACATCGTGGACCTCGTAGCCCTGATGGAGAGGGGGGATTGAACCTATTAAATACAAACACGGGATTTAATTATGACCACGAGGATAACCGGAATTGTCGATCAGGTGAAGCTTACAAACAGCGTCCCTGCAGAAGTCTCAATGGATCACATAATTTCATGTTCCTGCTCGATCGACAACCAAAGCAAGCCCGCAGGATGCATAGGTCAGGGTTCGGCTTACCAGTACCATCAGGATGGCATGGTTCTCGTCTCGGGTTCCATAGAAACCGAAATCGTGAGTCTAAAAATCCTGCAGTTGATGGGCACATATTCTGCAGGATGGTCAGTTACACTCGACGACACGCTTCCTGCGTTCACGCTTGCCATGAACGAAACCGCGACAGAACTCCTGACTCTGACGGGAGTTAAATTCGGAAAAGTGTCGCTGGACTTCAAGGAGGGGGAGGCGATAAAAGCCACCTTCGATTACCAAGCGCTTACCCATGCGTCAACCACGGCGACGGTAACATATACAAAACCATCTTCTGCGGCTTTGATGTGGACTTCTGCAAAAGCTAAATTCGGTTCGACGTACGTTGGGGCCGTGAGTTCTGGAAACATCACCTACGACCGAAGCATAGAATCCAAAAGGGGCATCGAAAACCAGTCGGACAGGAACCCTTCGCAGATAGTTGAGAAAATGAAAAACTTTACTTTCAACCTCACAATCGACATCACGGACGACGTCGCCTGGGATCTCGTTGATACCCGGACGGCCACCACACTCACGCTCGAGCTTCCGTCTACGGGTGGGAGCATGGTTCTGTCCGGGGTTCTCGTAAAGGATATCAAGTTCGACAAGAAAAACGACGGGGAGGTGAGGACCGTAATCGTGAACGGCACGGCCTTGAGCGCGGCAATAACCGGTTCGTAAACCCTTTAAATACTTGATATACTATATTATGCAACTCATAGTCAAACTTGCAGACGGTTCTGAAAAGGAAATCGAGATAAGGGATAATTTGCCGGTAAGGGAGCGAAACGCAATCAGGGATCGCATGTTCGAATTTGGAAAGAATGGGGATCTCCTGCCAAGAACTACTCCAAGCGGAATGTCGGACATGGTCGTGAGGGCAGCCCTTGCAGACAAGGACTTCCCGATAGACAACCTCATGGCCACGAGCTACGACGAGATTTTCGCGCACTTCCAGGGAATATTTGGCATGGAAGGAAAAAAAAACTTGAACGAAATCGCCAAATCCACAGAGTTGTCCACTTTGGTAAAACCGAGGATCCAAGAGTAGCCCGGGCTGCGTTCACTTACAACCTTCTGCAGATAGGGTACACAAAAAATCTCGACGATGAGGACTCGGACATAGCGGACATAATCATCCGGATGGATGACGAAGTTCGGGCCCGGGACAAGCACGAATCGGAGATGGCTATTAAGAACCAGCGGCGGTATTAATTTATGGCGAATTTCTTCGTGGACTTGGTGCCTCGAAATCTCAAAGCATTTGCGGACAGCATAAAGACAATGGTCGACCCCGTCATGGAGTTCAAACAAGGCGCGAAAGGCGCTTCCGGGATGGAGGGAGTTCAGTCGCTTATGCAGCAGAATAATCTTATGTCCCTCAAAAGCCTCGGGATGCTCGCGGGAATACTCGGGGTGGTCGGGATAGTGGCGTCCGTTATTTCTGGACTTCAGCCGATTATGTCTATTCTCGACATGATATCGAACATTCTCACCTTGTTTTTGATGCCGTTTGCCTTAATGGCCATGAAACTGATGCAGCCGGTGCTCATAAGCCTGCTCAGGCTCATGCCTCTATGGCTCGAGTTTTGGAAGGATCCTGTATCCGGACTCAAGGGACTTATGACCAACAGCTTCAACGAGAACCTGGGCGGACTTTCGGAGGCCGTCTCGGGTGGAGATTGGACCACTGCCGGTTCGATATTCGGGCTTGCTGCAGTGTCTAACTTCATGCGGATGTTCAACATAGACAAGGTCTTCAATGTTGTGGAATGGCTCGCAGGACTCGACTGGGTTTCGTTGGGAGTCCTCTTCGGAACGTCGGCGATAGCGGTATTCTCGAAATTGTTTCATCTCGACCTTGCGCTTAAAATAGCCGAGTGGATTGCAGGCCTGAATTTATCCCAGAGGATATGGTCGGCTCTGCAGAAGGCCTGGACTTGGACGCTCGATTTTGGTTCCAAGGTATGGGACGCAGTTCTTGAAGTCTGGAATTTCGGACTCGACCTCGCGGATAAGGTCTGGTCGACTTTCGCTTCGATATGGAAGTGGGAGCTCGACATCGCTCAGAGCGTATGGAGCATGTTCAGCAATATCTGGATTTGGAGCCTCGACCTTGCGGGAAATATCTGGAGCAAAATAGCCTCGACATGGACTTGGTCCCTGGACCTTGGTAAAAAATTGTGGGGATGGGTCAAGGACCGTCTCGATAATTATTCCTTCCTTTCCGGAGGTCAAACGGAAAGCCTGCAGGACTTCATAATCTCCGGGGGCAAGGTTTACCAGACGAGCCCGCAGGACACTATAATCGGAAAGAAGGACTGGAGCCAGGGCGTCGGAAGCTCTGGGGGAGGAAAGTCGATTCAGGTTCTAAACCCGCAATTCCACATTCACATTCAGGGCGGGATGGACAGGCAGTTTTACGACAAGATATTTCAGGAAATGAGCAGCCGGCTTGCTCAACTCGGAGTATGACTGGAGAATTCAAAATCAAGAACAACACCAATAATCTCGAGCTTACTCTGAGGGGAGTCCGGGATTATCGGGAGGACACTTCACAGGCCACAACGAGTATTGACTGGCCGGAAGGGGCTCCAATGTTGAGGACGAATTTAAGGATGGTCGGGCAGGAGCAATCTTTTGCCATAACTTGCGAACTCTACGACTCGGACACGGACTTAAGCAACGGACACGACATAAAAACCGCTGCAGAGCAGAGAACATTTTTGAGGGGTGAGGGGGGAGATACCTCAGTGTGCATTTTCACCCCTAATATTTCGGACACCTGGACGCTCACTCTCGAAACAGGAGAGGAGATACCGGTAACGGTGAACTCGATTCCGATCAGCGCCTCGTGGGAGGAGCCTGGGAGATATACCGCTACGCTTAATCTGACAACCGGAACGGCGGCCGCGGCATCATGAGCTACACCTTAAAAAACGTAGGGACCGGAAATAGTTATCCTCTGGCCAATTTCCTAATCCAGAACGCCGTGGAGGACGAGGTCGACATGATTAATCCTGCCCGGCTCAGCAGAGATCTTGTTTCCGTCTTTCCTGTGGGGACGGAGATTCAACTTTACGAGGACACGACCCGCCGGTTTGGTGGGTACATCTGTATGCCTTCTCACGGGACGTTTTTCGAGCCGACGTGCGAGAGCTACGGGGGGGAGCTTCGGAGGACGCTTGTAAACAAAGTCTACGAAAACAAAAGCCCCGAGTACATAGTCGAGGACATAATCACGAAGTACACCGGACTCACTTATGCCGGGACCTGGACGAGCGGACTGACCCTCGAGAAAATAGTCATAAAGCACAGGTATGGATCCGACGTTATTTCAAAATTATGCGAGCTTTTCAACTGCCAGTTCAGGACTGACTCATCGAAGAACGCATATCTCGAGGATAGGGGAACGACCACATGCTCCGGGGATGATCTCGTTGTAGGAAACGAAAACGCCGGGGGGAACTGCATAATCACGGATAAGTGGACGATTGACCCTTCCAAAATCGTGAACTACCTCGTGGTTAAGGGTGGAAGCGAGGACTTCACATACCACGAGACTTTCGCGGGTCCTGGAACGGAATTTACCCTCAAGTACAAGCCAACGGGAAATGTGAGGGTAACGACAAGCAGCGGATCTAATGAGCTCACGGGACAGCTCCCGGGGGACTCGGGTGGGGACTTTTCCGTGGACGGCGAAACGCAGAAAGTGACTCTTGCCTCGAGTGCGTCAAACGTCGATATATACTACACCTACTCTCTTCCGATCCTGATAGTCAAGACCAACCCGACGAGCATCACGGCTTACGGAATAAGAGGAAAAAAAATAGATGCCGGATGGATAACCAGGACAGAGGACGCAAAGACTTATGCAACGACTTACCTCGCGCAATACGGGACCCCGACAAAATCTAACCGGCTCATGAAGAAAGGGCTCGACTGGGATTATACGGCCGGGGCCATGAAAAATGTTACGGACAGCTACAACGGAATCGACGAGTCGATGTATATCCGGAAGGTCGAGTGGAACCTTGCGGAAAACGCAACTTATATACACGTCGGGACCGAGAGGTACAATTATTTCAGCTGGACAAAATCACTGCAGACACGGCTCAACGAGTTTACGGACTTCTTCAGCAAGGAGAGCACGATCCAGCAGTACTTGACCGTTGTCTTCGACCTCAACATAAGCGTGGACTTGAACGTGACGGTGAGCACCAGGACTATTGGGGATTCGTTTATTCTGGATCACCCGACGAACAGCCTTTTGGACTCTGGGAAAAAACTCGACTGGAACGGTGGGAGCTGGACGCCTGTTTAATAACAAGGACAGAGATAATTTATGGCGCAAACTCAAATTGTACCCACGACAGGACAGGATTCTATTGTGGCCGCACTTATGACCTGGGTTTCCGTAAACTGCCTTCAAGTCGCATGGGGAACCGGAACGACGGCACTTTCAAACAGCGACACGACTCTTGAGGGGGAGGTCAAGAGGGACGCGAGAATTTCGGACACCCCCGGGAGCGCGAAAGAAACTATCACAGGATGGCTCTCGAGCCTTGACGGGAACGGAAACACAATCGCAAAAGTGGCGGTATTCGACGAAGAATCTGGCGGCGATCTCCTGGGGGAATCCTTGTTGGATGTTTCGCAGAGGTTCGCAAAGACGAATTCTATCGAGGCCATGGCAGAATTCGAGTACAATTTTGGGGTGACCGATAATTCATAATGGGAGTGCGAAACGACGGTCTTGGGGGTACGGACTGGGGGAGTGAAAACGTAACCTCAACAGACCTGAACGACACCTTCGATAAAGTCGTAAGCGTATTGCCTCCGATCGGGGCCGTAATGGCCTGGCTTAAGTCATACACGAATACTCCGGCGCTTCCAGCGGGATGGGTCGAGTGCAATGGACAGACTCTTTCGGACGCGGACTCGGTATATAACGGACAGGTTATCCCGAACCTAAACTCCGCAAACAGATTCCTGAGAGGAAACACCACATCGGGATCTACCGGAGGTGCAGAGACGCACAGCCACCAGACGGGGGGAAATCGCGCACATGTAACCAGCCTTGCAACGACGGGTGGTTTCCAGAACGACACGGGAAACTCCACAAAAGGAATGGTCTCTACGAACCACCTTCCTCCGTATATGACGGTAGTATGGATAATGAGGGTCAAGTGATTCCTATTAAATAAAGGGAGGGTTATCTTATGGATAATATACTTTCGAAGATTTTCTGCGGAACCCAGAACGGACGGCTGCAGGATCTTGAGAGAATTCTTCAGCCAACTTTTCCGGACACGCTCGAGATGGTGGCGCAGAGGCTTAAAAACGAACTCGAAACAAAAAAGACCGAACTCGGAGCGCTGCAGAAGGCCTTCGATATCCTGACGGAATCGGACGAAAAACTCGCAGAAAGGGCGGCCGGACTCCAGACAGAACTCGACAAGCTTACGAAGCCTAACGCACTCGAGGCGGAGCTGAATTCAAAGTACCCCTCGAAGACAATTCTATACCCAGCGCGCAAGATAAACGGAAAGAGCTTCGTAATCGACCCGAGGTGCTTTTTCTCTAATCCTGTATGCTCGGAGCTCGTGAACATCGCATCGTCATGGAAGGGACTCGCGGACGACGAGATAGCCTTCAACGCCTTGCGGTGGGTCAAGAAAAACATCACTTACACCGGGGACGACAACACCTGGAAGACTCCGGAGTTCTGGCAGTACGCGAACGAAACCCTCGGGATAAAAACGGGGGATTGCGAGGACGGGGCCATACTCATGGCAAACCTTCTTCTTGCGGCCGGGGTTCCTTATTACAAGGTCCGGGTGAATGCGGGGGACGTCTACAACACGAACGGGGTACTTGCCGGAGGCCATGCCTACCCCGTCTATTATTGCGAAGCCACGAAGAAATGGGTCGCCCTTGACTGGTGCTTTTACCAGGACACCACGACCGAGATCATCAACCGGCCGGACTACAAGACGCAGAAGATTTACGGCGGTGAGAACTCGATATGGTTTTCAATATGCAGGGATTTATGCTTCAGCACAAGGAGCAGCACGACTTACAAAACTATGCTAAAATAGGATGGTCACAGAAATCAAGGTTGGCAACAGAAGATTCCGGGAGCTCGAGAACAAAGTAAACTCAATCGACACCAACGTGGCCGTCCTGGTGAACGAGGTCGGAAATATTAAGGCGTCCCTTGGGAACTGCCAGAAGGGATGTGTCTGCTACAGAAAGGAGAGCAACGAGAGGATGGAAAAGACCGAGGACAAAGTCGGGGCCCTTGAGAACTGGAAGAACTACATCACCGGGGGGCTTTGCGTAGTTTCGGCCTTTGTGATGTGGCTTGCGAGCAAAATTCACTTCTGATTCCTATTAAATACTTAAGATACATTCCATTATGGCAGAAACTAAATCGAGGTTCAGTTTCGACGGCTTCAAATGGAAGGAACTCATTCTTGGCAACTGGACGACCTTTAAGGAAATAGGGAAAGTTTTCGTATCCTCTGCTGCAATGGTTGAGTTTATGAGTGCCTTGTCTCAATCAGACCCAGTTCTGTTCATGGGCCTTACCCTCATCGGAAAGGCAATCCTGGATGCGCTGGAATTTTGGGTCAAAGAAGAGACGACTCCAATTTCAGAGTAGACTTGCGGGCGGGGGGGTTTTCTGGTTCTCCTCCCGCTTTTGATAATGCCCTAAGGTACCTCCCAGAGGAATGAACAATACCATGCGACTTATGACGGGAGGATTAATTTTAAGCGGGGTCGGGAAGACTTGAACTTCCAACATCCGGCTTAACGGGCCGGTGTTCTACCTTGTTGAACTACAACCCCATATTATTGAGGTATGCAACCGTTACACCAATGGGGCGTGAGCCCTTCCCGGAATTGAACCGGTCCACCTCTCCAGGTATGCTGACGTTACACCAAAGAACCCCGGGGAGATCAAGCCCCCGAGTCCGGCCGGAGTTTAACCGGCGTCACCTGGTCGTAGCGGCGCAGGATTTGAACCTGAACGCAAGGTCTCCCAATCCGGCCGGGATTCGAACCCGCAATTGAGGAGGGAATGAGCTTACCCTCGTGGCTCTCCTCCGCCACCCTCGGATTATGGGCCTCGCATGTTACCTGATTACAACACGCCGCTAAAAATATCTGTTTTAAATCCTATATATACTAATCATTTATAATTTATGAGCGGTTTCGAGCTCGAGGAGGCCCTAAAGTCCTGGAAAAAGTCTTATGACAGCCTTGGAATACTCCTTAAGGAGCTCAAAAGGTGTGAGAGACGGTATAGTCGCTCGTCTGATGGGGAGAAGGCCGCACAGATTCGCAAGGACATAGACCTCTTGCGTCAGGAAATAAGACGCTTGCGCCTCCACGTTAAGCTTGAAGAAGGCCATATAATTGAGCTACAAGGCAAAATAGAGGTGCTGGAGGGGGTAATTTCCCGAAAGGACTATGAATTTTATGGAAAAACCACATATTCGGACCGGATCAGTGACACCGAGCGGCAGCTTGAAGCGCTCGACAAGTCCCGACCCGTACAAGCTCCAGGTTAAGTGCGACTCGTGCGGGAACGTCCAGGGATTTATCCCGAGGACCCCGGGGCTCGACGGCAAGACCTTCAAGTGCCACGTGTGCGGAAAGTCGTGCTCGGTCCAGGCCTGCCGGCTCGGATGGGTCGGGGTCGGGCAGCACTGCAGGATCCAGAAAATAGGCCAGGGAAAGTTTAAATAAACAGGTTTATATACTTATGGACGACACGGAAAGGGAGAGGTTGAAACACATGTTGGGATTGCATGAGCAGGGATTCTCAAAGAGGCAGGTCAAGCAGATATTCAAAGCAATGAAGGTTCCTGTACGCCCTAAGCAGTTTAACGATATGTGGAGCAGGCTCGAGACAGAGGGTCTTATTGTATAAGACCCAAAAAACGCCTTTTCCTTTTTGGACGAACTTATTGTATAATATTATTGTATAAGAAGGATTTTTGTATAGATAGGATTTGAACTTATTGTATAAGAAGCTATTTAAGGATAAATCGTAATGAATGTGTATGGCGAAGGTCAGCTGTACATGGACCATAGATTTTGAGCTCAAAACGGAAATCGTCAAAATGGCACAGGAGAAATCCCGGCTGCAGCACGGAAAGGTAAACCGCGAGGAGTCCGGTGTGGCAAACGAAGTTATCAGAAAGGGACTCGAGGCGATGGGGCGGATTGGAAACAAAGCAACCAGGCTTTACGAATGCGTATGCTGCGGGAAATTCGAGGCCGTGGATGGGGAACTTCTCTGCCCGGCGTGTCAAGAGGAAGCGGCGCAGAAGGCCAAGAAGCGGCTTGAGGAGATTAAGGAACTCGAGCACAAAAACCAGGATAGAATCAATACCCGGGAGGAGAACCAGAAAACCGAGCAGATCAGGGAATTGAATAGACAGCTAAGGCAGCGCGAACGTACGCTTGATGGGATCACCGGGGCCAACGAGAAAGAAGGACGGAAGGCGTGGGGGAATTGCTATAAAACCAAGGTGGGGTCTTTGCGAAGGCAAATCAAGACTACAAAGGAAAAGATTAAGGAACTCGAAACCAGATAGTAATTTTTTGTTTTTTGTTATTCCTTGTTACAAAAGGTTATAATCTGCAACAAAATACTACAATCTGCAACAACGGATATTAAAAAGATATATATACTTTTGGTTTTAATATTATGGACGAAGAAGAGGCCGCAAAGATCCTGGGGAATTTATCCGAGGCCGCAGCTGCGGCAGTATGGGCATTAAGACAGTTCCCCGAGCAACGATCCAAAATCGCAAAAGCAGTTTCAAAGATTATCGACCTACAGGACGAACTCAAATCCTTAAAGGAGGAACTGAGAAAATCCCGGATGCTTTTGAGGGGCTACGAGGAAAAGTCGAACGTGAAGATTGAATTGTGCCCCGGATGCAACGGAACGGGAGGACACGAGGACTTCGGACCTTGCGAGGAATGCGACGAGCGGGGGTGGCGTGTGAGGGCTAAAGATGTCCCATAACGCAACGCCGAAGCGGAGAAAGAAACTGCTTAAGGAGTTCTGCGCCGACGAGCCTATGAGGTTATTTTTGGTGGGGGGTTCCTCCGAAAGAGAACTAAGAGATTTTCGTCTGAGAAAGAGGCAATAAACAGGGTCAAGGATAGCATAGATGTGATAGATTACGCGGTCAGGCGAGGGGTGATTGAATGAAAAAGTGCGAGAAGTGCGGGTGGCCCTTGAAGTCCCTTTTTGCAGTAGCATACAAGGAATGGGCCTGTTTTCACTGCGGAGCGACTTATGAGTTTTTTGGAGTTTCCGAACTCGAGAGCACAGCACGGAACCTAAAACGGCTTGATGCAATGACCGAGACAAAGACCAAATTCTGCAAGACGTTCCCATTTAAGAAAGAACCAGATGGCAGCACCAAGTCGATAAACGAGGCCACATTTGAGAAGTTCCTGAAGGAGATGAAGAAAGGCGGCTACGCTGCTGGCCTTCATGTAAATGTAAGGTATATATAGTTTTTGAATAAAATTATGAGGATAAGCCCTATTGCGGAGGACACGTACAACGTCTGGAAGAACGAAGGAGAGAGGACCTACCACCAGTCCAAGGTTCTCTCAAAACTCGGACGCACTCAGCCGCCCGAGCATTATCTGAGCGGGTGCGAGCTCGAAATTCTATGGGCCATCCGGAACTCGCCGCCTTGCGACATAAACCACATCCAGGCCATGACCGAACTCACCTATTCGCATTTGCCTTCGATGCTTCGGTCGCTCGAGGAAAAGGGAGCAATACAGAGGAGCCGGGATGGGAGAAAATACTTCGTGTGGATTACGGCCCAGGGGAAAACCGAACTGCGGCAATGGCGCGGGATTATCAAGAGGCTTTCCGAATAGCATGTTCCACCGGTCCAAGGACAGCCCAGAGACGCAGGCCTGGAGGACGATGAAGGATCTCGAGGAATTCTACCATTACCGGTTCCCTCCAAAGATGGGATTCCTCCGTCCGAACACGGGGAGCGAGGGGAACTTTCACTGGACCTGCAAGGCGATGGGGGCCTACATTCTGGCCAAGGCGGAATATTTTTTTGCGGCCGAGGTGATCATAAACGGCGGGGTGCTCGGGAGGATAGACCTTCTGGACCTGACGCGCGGAATCGTTATCGAGTTCCAGAGCGGACTTACCGAGGCCATAAAGGCGGAGAAAAAACAAAAGTATGCCCGAAACCGGATCATCCGGGACTATATTTTTATCGACCTCGACAAGCTTCCCCGGGACCACGATAAGCTTGAAAAGGCGCTTACTGACAAAATTCTCAATGTAAACTCGGATTAAACCTAATCCTAAGGGGGACAGATGGGGATACGCTTTAAAATAGAAAGTATATATATCTTTTTAACGTAAGAAGTACATGGCAGAACAGAACCCGGGGACGGGACAGGAAAAAGAACCAGAAAAATCGGAACTTCAACATAAGCCGATATCGTCGGAAATCATAGACCAGACAGTCGTTACTGCAATACCTGGAATCTTGGCGGATCTAAACGTGCTTATCGCCCGGGCCAAGACCAACGTAGACGAGGTCACTTTCAAGATGCACAAGATAGACAACGACATCAGAAAGGAGGTCGCTTTCGGCGAGTTCAAAAACGAGGCACAACGAAACTCCACAATCGATGACAAGCTGATTCTCCACGTCGAGTACAACGAGCTCAGGGAGCTTAAGCGGAACCTTCAATACGAAATCGACGTCATGGTTATCGAGCGGGAAGCCTTGCAGATGAGATACCAGATGTTTTTCGGACGAAAGGCATTATGAACCGGGAGATTACAAGTGCGGACTTGATGTTTGACGGAAGCTTGCGAATCGAGCGACGAGGAGAGGACGTCAGGATATTCTCAGAGCACCTATGACCGACGACTTTGAAGTCTGGGGGACGGTGGAATCCACCAAGGAAAGCGAAAAGAAGTCAGGATTTTTCACCTTCAAAATAAACGGGACCTATTACGGATATCACGCAGAGGGTGCGAACAGGCCTTATGACGGGGACTCGGTGCACATCAAGGGAGTCGTAAACGGAAAATTCAACAACGTGTCCAAAGGCGGATTCGAGATACTTAAGAAGGGCCACGCTACGACCGAGGAAAAAGAGACTCCGGACAATCCCGCGAGGGATCTCCTGATTTTGCGCCAGGTCGCGTTCAAAAAGGCGGTGGACCTCGAAGTGGGAACGCCTCACATGCAGACCGCCGACAGCGTAAAAGACGAGCAGGAGAAAATACGGAGGATACTCAGAAACGCAGAGATTTTCGACCTTTGGCTTCAGGGAAAGATAACCGCAAAGCTTTTGATGGACCTCAACACGGCAGCCGAGAAAGCCTTGGAGAACGAGGAGGCGGTTCAAGAATGACTTTTATTTTCTTTTCTTAACATGGTCAACTGCGCCAGTATTGATCTCTCAAAATTGGATTCACCCGAAGCCAGGGAGGTACATGAGGCCCTGGCAAAAATAGACCGGGATTACCAAGAGCGTGTCATAAGAGAGACTACCTACCGAGAGCTTCTGATATTTATGAGAACACTTCCGATATTGCCACCTTGTGACCCAAACTTTGAAAGAAAATGTGGTCTTGGAATTAAAAAGATTCGGGATATCGCAACATTTTTTCCAGCGCTGATCAATCATTTCCATGTCGAGCCGGACTGGAAGGGGTACTGATTATGGACCTGCTCGAAGCTAAGGTCTTGCTTTCTAACATGAGGCAGCTCCCCGGAGATATCCAGTTCGAGCGCAAGAAAGAAATAGTCGAGGCCGTGAAGATCTTCTGGGACGCGGGACCATCCGATGAGGAGTTCGGAGATTATATGTCCGGGCTGATTCTACCGCCGGAGGTTTTGTACCACATTGTGACTCACCCGCTCGGCGGGAAAAAACTATGAGAGAAATTAAATTCAGGGCATGGGTCCACGATATTGATGGAATGGTGTATCCCGAGGTCTTGGTTCTCAAAAATGGAAAGCCACTTTGTTTAAAGGTTGAAGCAAATAATGTTCTCATAACCGAAGAGCGGCTCAAAGACTCAACAAAAGTAAGCATATCTCAAAAACCAAGCAAACTTGTTGAGGCTGATTGGGAATTGATGCAGTTCACAGGACTCAGTGACAAGAACGGAAAAGAGATATATGAGGGGGACATCTTGGAGTGGGAGGGGGTCTTGGATATGGAACACAATCCAAAGAGGACGTTAGTGGAATGGTCTGACGAAACCTTTTTTGACGGACAAGATATAGATTATTGTCAAGGTTATGTTTTTGAAGAAGACCCCACAAGAGCCGTAGTTGTTGGGAACAAGTTCGAGAATCCAGAACTGTTGAAGGTCAAACCATGAGACCATACGACGCGCTCATTAACCGATTTCTTGAAATAATCCAAGAGGTGCGAGGGGGAGCGAATACAGACAGGGAGAAAGAGCTTTTGGATGAAGTAAAAAGCCTCGTCGACCAGATAGACGAGAAGGAATTTTCGGTACAGAGGATTCCACCAAAGTCAATCAATATTTCATCGCTTCCGCCAGAACAGCGAAAGGGTATAGATTTGGAGGTTTAAGGAGAAAGGACCATGAAAATTAAGATTCACCCCGGAGGATTCCAGATCGCTCAGCTGACGTGCACGAAATGTATAAACTACCCGCAGTATATCTCAGTGATTAAGGGAACGTCCAGGAACATAGAAAACACGCAGAACTGCCCTTTTTGCCAGGGCGCGGGAGTCCGGACTTTTATCGACGTTATAATCTTCCCAGTTTCTCACCAATGCAGCTTATACCAACCAAAAACGCGCGGGATATGGAAGGGGGGAGTGAGGGCCTGTATTTGGTGGAACCCTAAAACCAACCGGTGCAGGCAGTTTACAAATCACTGCAACAAGACGTCCCGCATATCTGACTCCTTGGAAAATGGAATCCATGTGGACCTGGAATTTGTTAATAGGACCGGACGAACTCGTAAATTCACGATAGGCTACAAGGAGATCGTTTCCGGGAAAATAGAATGGTGCGTTCCGTTCGAAGTCGAGAGCCACGATATAGTCAATATTTCCTACGCAGGGCCCGAGCAGATTTTTCGGTGGATCTCCCAGCAGGCCGAAAAGCTCTCGGACGGCACGTTCTATTATCTGAGGTTGGAGGTATGAGATACTCGGTGAGGGTGGACCACAGAGGAGGAATTCACGTTGTTTTTGCTTTGTTTGTGAATGGGGCCCTGGCAGCCAAGAAAGTCTGTATGCGGAAGGACGAGTTCGAAGACTTTAAAGCCCTGCTCGATATAGAATCATGACCCAAGATTCTGAGATGGACGTTTTTTGGAATATCGCATTACCGGTGGCCATGTCGTTTTTTGTGATGGGGTTTATCGTCGGGGCCGTAATGTCGGGAGGCGCTTTGACCAGCGCTAAAGAGGACTACCAAAATGCGGTCTACGAAATCGAAAACCTCAACGCCGAGATAAACTACTGGAAGACCGAATACGCAGAAATGGAAGACCGCTACTGGAATCTCACTCGGGAGAGGGGACTGAGCTCATGATACCCTGCCCTAAGAATTGCGGAAAATGTTGCGCGCCTATTCCGTTTCCGAACAGCTTTCTCGTCAAGCACAGGGACAAGCTGCAGCAGGACAGTAGCCAGAGATTCAAACACAAAGTCCGGGGAACCTCAGAACCGCTATGGGTTATCATTACGCCAAACCTCAAATGCCCATTCTGGAATCCTGAAATCGGGTGCGCCGTGTACGACGACCGGCCGGACATCTGCCGCAAATTCGGGGAGGTCGAGAAGCTTCCCTGCCCTTATTTCAGGATGGACGGGACCCGGAGAACCGAGGACGAAACCAAGGAGATACTCAAAAGAATAGACCGCATGACCGAGCCGGAAGAAAATAAGGTTTAAATTATGGACACACAAAAAACTATGGTGGACTTCGAACCCGCCAGGAGGATTCACGGCCTGAATCTCGTAAAGACTGCGAAGGGGGATGGGGGGATTATCGGATTCTTGAGAAAGAAATTCAAGCCAAGCATAAAGGGAACTTTGAGGGATAATTACGGGACGTTTGCTCTTGTCACCCACAGCTTCATAATGGTGGGGAAATACAAGCCTTACGGGAGCACGGTCAGCTGCCACAAGCAGGCGGCATACGCCGCGCTCAACCAGAAAAAGAAACTCCTCCTCTACCTTCAGGACCGCAAGGAGTTTTATCTTTTCGAGCCGAGGGAGATCATCGAACAAGGGTACATCAATTTTCGGACAGAAACCGAATTCCTGAACTTTCCGCTAAACCTCGGAATGAGGATCGAGATATGAGCCAGATAGCCGCAACCTCAGGAGCTTACGCAGTAACACAGATAAGCACGTTCAACGATGAAGCCTACGCCGCTTATATCCTCCTGGTCGTCGTAATCCTCACCCTTGAATTTGCATACTTCGAGTATGTCTACCCGAGGTTCTTGAAGTGGAACCGGAAAAGGGAGTGGACTCGGCAGAAGCAGAAATGGGAAAAACTCGACAGGCAGGCCAGGGAGGACTACGAAAAAAATCACCAGAAGAAGCAGCCCAAAAAGCCTTTTCAGATAAGGCGGCCAAGGTTCACCATACCTGACCTCCCGACTACCGGACAGATTCTAAAGGAGCTCGGAATAAAAAGGGAGAAACCCAATAAACCGGTTATATCGGCCGGCTATATGGAGGGTGATATAGCCCCTCTACATAGACCGGCTATAAAACCCATCAATATCAGCAAATGGAAAAAGCAGATCGAGGAGAGGGGGGAGATTAAGCTTGACGACAACTCCTACCTTGGAAAGAAACGAGGCTACGACGCTTTAATCTTCCTGAGGGACGAGCTGAGAAGGCAATACGGAATCAAGGCGCGCCTCGGGAAAAACAAGCTATTTAAATAGAGAGTATATAATGGTGCAGACTTATCCAAAAGAAACCAAGAAATTGTCCGATATGAATTCTCCGGAATGGAACCCGAGGGTCATGTCAAAAAACGCCAGGGAGCGGCTGAACAAATCACTGCAGGAATTCGGGATTCTCGATGACATAATCTGGAACAAGCGTACGAACAACATCGTCGGAGGAAACCAGAGAGCCCGGGAACTCAAGCGGCTCGGAGTCGAGGAGGTCACCGTAACCGTAATCGACGTGCCAATAGAAAAGGAAAAAGCCATAAACGTGGCCTTGAATAACCCGAATCTCATGGGAGAATATGACCAGGACAAACTCAACTCCATTTTTTGCGAGCTCGCTGAAACTCCGCTTATAGAATCGACGGGGTTCACCATGGACGAGATAGCGCAGTTCAGGCCTACGGGAGAGGCGACCGAGGACGCTTTCGATACGGAGGAGGCCGTGAAGAAACCGAAGTACAAAATCAACCGGGGGGAGATCTACAAGCTCGGAGATCACCGGATGATGTGCGGGGACTCCACGAACCCTAACGAATTCGAGAGGCTCATGGACGGCAGGACGGCAAAGATCTGCTTCACGTCTCCGCCTTACAACATGGGGGGGGGGATGTACCAGAACTACAAGGACGACCTGAAAAGCGAAGACTATATCAGGTTCAACCTCGACGTGGTGAAGATAATCGAGTGCCACCTGAAGGGATTTATTTTCTGGAACCTCAGCTACAACAAGAACGCGCGGTGGGAGTTCATGGAGATATTCAACAGGATCCGTACGGAAACGAATCTCGAATTCCTCGAGCTTGTGGTGTGGAACAAGAAGACAGCGATGCCTATAACGAGCCGGGAAATGCTGACGAGGCAATACGAAGACATAATGGTGGTCGGGACGGACGACGAGATAAAGGAGGAAATCGAGTGGTTCTACCTCGGGAGGAACGAAAAAGCGGCGTTCAACAAGAAGACCAACAAGGGGCTTTCGAATTACTGGGAGATTCCTGTGGGGAACGTCCAGTCGGAGATCATCCAGGCGTGCTTCCCGGTAAGACTTCCGGCCAGGGGGATAAACCTTATGACCGGGCTCAAGGATCTCGTGGTGGACCCTTTCGGCGGTTCTGGAACTACCTTGATTGCGGCCGAGCAGCTGCAGAGGATTTGCTACACGATGGAGCTCGACCCGGTGCTTTGCAGCGCGATAATCGAGAGATGGGAAACTTTGACCGGGCAGAAGGCCAAGAAACTATGACCGAGCAGGATTACTTCGAGGTCAAGGACGAAAACAAATTCGACGTGCAGCCTGGGGACGTCTGGATTCTCGGAAGACACCGGCTCGTATGCGCCGACAGCAGATATCCCTCGACGATTGAAATTTTAATGGACGGCCAGAAGGCGGACATGATCTTTACGGACCCTCCTTACGGCGTGGCCTACAACCAGAAGAACGAATTTCTCAACAAGATCCACAAGGGCAACAGCAGGCAGGACGACATCACAAACGACGACATAAGCGACTACCGGAAGTTCTTCTCAGACTTCCTCGGGGCGGGGGGGGTGCATTTAAAACAGGAAAATTCAATCTACATAACCATGAGCGGAAATAAGCTGAAAGAACTTAATGAAGCATTCGACGACCAGGGAATAAAATGGGGCCAGGTTCTTGTATGGGTAAAGAATAATCACGTCCTTGGAAGGCAGGACTATGCGAACAAGTGCGAGTTCATCGTTTACGGATGGAAGGGAAAACACAAGTTTTACGGTGGTTTCCAGACTACCGTCTGGCAGTGCAAAAAGCCGCTGATAAGCAAGCTCCACCCTACTATGAAACCGTTGGAAATCATAGAGATGGCCATACTCAACAGCACGAAAACTGCCGGAACGGTCCTCGACATGTTCGGGGGCTCCGGGAGCACTCTTATCGCTTGCGAGCAACTGGGCAGAACGTGCTTTATGGCGGAAATAGAGCCAAAATACTGTTCCGTAATCATCGACCGGTGGCAGACCTACACGCGGAAAAAAGCGCGGAAATTTGTTAGATCTATTTAAACAATGCCACCTCGAACCAAGTCTGGGGCCGACTACGAACTCGTCAAAGACAAACTACTTGACTTGTACCTGAAGCGGAAATCCGATCAGGAGATAGCGAATGAGCTCAAGATATCTCGGGCAACCGCCTGGGCTTGGAGAAAAAGGCTGATAAGGGAACGCGGACGGCTTACTACACGGAAGATGAAAAGGATTCTCGAGGAGTGGACCGTCAAGTCTCTGGGGGAGGGAGAGATTCAGAAAATCCAGTCCCTGGCCACGATTACGAACCCAAACCTTGCGCCTTGCGACAGGACGTCGGCAAACGGGAACCTTTCTAAGACTCACCTTAAGGAGCTCGAGATACTCAAGCATTTGGGCATATTGAAGACCCAGGAGATAAAGATCTCGTCTTCGGACCGGCTCGAGCTGACCATAGTGCCGCCAAAGGCAGATAATGACGAAGACGAAGGTGCGCAGGAGAGGAGGACTGTCAAGATACCAGCACCAAAGGAAACGGAAGCTTAAAAATCCGTGAGGCCTCGTGGGGTCTACACGCGCGAGTATTCAGTTCTATGGAATAAACCCGCAATTTAACCTTACTGAACAGGGCCAGAACGGCCAAGAAAGTGTAACCCGGGAGGGGGCAAGTTACACTTAATTGATTATCTGTAACCAAGACGGAAAATACCTACCGGCAGCAGTACCTATAAAAAACTCAGGGGAATTATAGGTATGGTACAAGTCAAGGTTCGGGCCTTCAAGAACGGCGGCCTCTATGTACCTGTGAAGAAATCCGACGGCTTCCGGGAGGGCGACATGGTGGAGGTCACGGGAGGCTCAATAGAGAAGCCAATGACCAGGACCGAAATCGAGGAGTTAATCGAGCGCAAGATAAGTGAAGCCCGGCGGTACTAACATGAAGATATATTTTTACCCGAACGAAAAGCAACTCCGGGCCTGGAGGCTTTGGCACGACAAGACCACGCGGGAGATTCTTTACGGGGGAGCGGGAGGAGGCGGAAAGTCGTATCTGATCTGCTACCTATTGATTGAGGGATGTCTAAAGTACCCGGGAACGAGATGGCTTCTTGGAAGGTATCGTCTCAAGACGCTCAAGGAAACAACGCTCAAGACCATGTTCGAAGTTCTCGGGAGCGGGGAGCACGGGGTCTTTCACATGAAGGCCGGGGAGCATTTCATTTACCGGCCGCAGGAGGGCGTGATAATCTTTCCAAGGTATGAACGCTCTGAAATAGTTCTCAAGCAACTGGCCTACAACCCGAGCGACCCGGACTTTGACGAGCTCGGTTCGACAGAATACACCGGGGCCGGAATAGACGAGCTTCCGCAGATCCGGGAGAAAGCAACGAGCGTCATCAAGTCAAGGATTCGCTACCGGCTCGACGAGTACAACCTGATATCCAAGATTATCTACGGTACGAACCCGACCAAGAGCTGGGTATATAACAAGTTCTACAAGCCCTGGAGAGAGGGGAGGCTTCCCAAACACATGGCCTTTGTGCAGGCCTTCATCCAGGACAACCCGAAGCTTCCGAAGGACTACCTCGAAACCCTCAACCTTCTCGACGCGGTTACAAGGGAGAGGATTCTTAAAGGTAACTGGGAATACAGCGAGGACCCGGCGAAGCTCTGCGACTACGATGCGATATGCGACGTCTTCACGAATTTCAACGTGCCGGAAGGGATAAGATACGTCAGCACGGACCTGGCCATGCAGGGCAGGGACAAGTTCGTGATAATCACGTGGTCCGGACTGCGCGCGAAGATTCACACCATCAAGTCGGGACTTCCTGCAGCGACGGCGGCAAAAATAATCATAGACGACGTGACGGCAGCCATGAAGCAAAACCAGACTCCGAGCAGCCGGACAGTCGCCGACTCGGACGGTCTCGGCCAGTACCTTCAAAGCTTCATCACGAACATAAGGGCCTTTCACGGAGGATCTTCTGCGGTGAATTCGATGTACGCGAACCTCAGAAGCGAGTGCATGTACAAGCTCGCGGAAATGGTAAACAAGCGCCAGATTTTCATCGACTGCGAGGACATCTCCCTGAGAAACCAGATTATCCAGGAGCTCGAGCAGTTGAGACGGGACAGGATAGACAACGACGAATCGAGACTCAGGATTATAAAGAAGGACGCCATGAGGGAAAACATCGGGAGATCTCCGGACATTCTCGACACGCTTATGATGAGGATGATCTTCGAACTTCACGCCACCACTTGGGCCGGGAAAATGTCGGCTATTTAATAGAGGAGATTGCTTAAATTATGTTCGAGCGGGTACGGGCCCTTGTGAGTCCTCGAAGGGGGACGAGTGAATTTCTGACTCATACGAAAGTAGCCAAGGAATCCGCAGACATGAGCTTTGGCGGAAGACAGTGGCTTCTCGGAATCACGCAGAGAGGGTACACCACACAGAGCAAAAAATTCATCACGGACATTTACAGCGAAAAGCTCCTGACTCCTCACGCGGAGATGACCGAGTGTCGGAGGATAACGCTTACGAACCCGAGGGCGGAATCGGCCAAGGACACTCTCGCGGATATCATACTCGGCGACCGGATAACGGTGTCAAGCGAGGACGAGAAGACCGTCGAGTTTTTCGACCAGTGGATGGACGAGACGAAATTCAGGCCGGCGCTCAAGCTCGCCGTGAGAAACTATATCGCAGTCGGGCCCGGGTACATCGAGATGAACCGGTTTATAAGCGGGCCGAGACGTGGAGAGGTGGGGGAGTTTTCCGAGGTCGAATACCCCGAGCTTATCTACAAGGAGATGAACCCCGAGCAGAACAAAATTATCCGCTACATCAAGGAGGTCGAGAGGGGAGTG